AGATGAGCCGGGCGTCTTCCAAACCGTCCGGGTCGTACTCGTTGTCCAGCACTCGGTAGACCCCAGGCCCGACCTCGTTCACCACATGGACGAAGAAGTCTGGGTTGATCTCCGTCCCACAGTGCGGGCAGTCGATGAACCAGCGGAAGCGGCACGACTCGTCGAATTCCTTGGAGATCCCGAACTCCGGAATCGTCGGGTTTCCGACCTTGATCTCCCATCGATAGTCCGAGTGAGAAAGCCGCTCTGGAACCATCTCTATGTTGTCAGGGTCGCACTCATTCAGCTCGTCCACGATGGCGATGTCTGCCGGAAACTCGGTGAACGCCGCCTTGGAGTTCGATCCTACGAAGGCTATCACTCCACCGCCAAAGTGCTTTAGGGTCATCGCCTCAGAAGCCTTGCCCTGTATCGCGTGGATCGACTTCTTGTAGAACGAAGTGCGCTCCACCACCGTGTCGACCCGGTTGCGGACGAACCGTCCGATGAGGTTAAGGTCCGGCAGAACGTAGAACACTGACATGCCTTGAATCGCCTGAGTGATCGCATAGCAGATCAGCCACTCCGTGACTCCTGCCTGCGTCGACTTCATGAGCGAGATGTACGGTGATTGGTCGTTATAGACTTGTCTGAGGAACGGGTTACGGATGAAGTCCAACGACTTCCCCCGGTGGGTACGGTGATGCACCAGCGCCGCCCATGCGGTGAGATTGCGGTCATGAATGACGCGCTCTACGGTCGCCGCTTCACGCTGCACCATTCTTTTTTAGGAAGCCGGGATACATAGCCTCGAGATTTTCGAGGATGGTCTTCTCCTCCGCGCTGGACAGCTCCCCGCCCTGCAGAGCGAGCTTTCCTGTCACTTCAGAACTCTCTGTAGCTAGACCCCGGCTTAGTCTCTCCACCTTAACCGCGATGTCGAACCACTTAATCAAGTCTGAAGGTTCAAGCTCCTGGGGCTGTAGCGCCTCCAGCCTTGCCAAGAGCTTCTCCTGGATTTTGACGGCGTTGGCAGCATGGCGCTTCGCCATCTCTTGTACTTCGGTTTCAACGGCAGTTACTCGCAGCTTCTCTAAATGCTCATCGTACGCCGCCGCCCGCTCGTACCACCTTTTGCGTCCTGCGACTAACTGCATCTTCCCACGACCGCCGACAGAAAGCCCCAGCTTCTTCATCATTTCTATGATGTTCCGGCTGGGGCCGAGGGCAAGGAACACCGCAAACTTGTTAAACTGGTCGGCAGTCTCTTTGGGCTGACGCTCCCAGGGAGTGCCTACATATTCCCCGAGTGGGTCGTCCCATCCCATGCCTCCAGGATACACCTTCACGGGCGCTCTGTCAAGTGTGTGTCACCCTCCAAGCGGGAGATCAAGCTGAGGGCTTAGGACCTCCTTCCGTATGAACTCGATCGCCTCCATCAGTCCCAGGTGCGGATGCGCGATCATCGTTCCTGCCAGATGCTCCTTGAGCCGCTCGGCCATCTTGTTCACTCCCTTTGTGAACGCTTCCTCCTGCAGCTCCGTCGCGCTCTGCTCCAGCGCCCGCAGCGCCGCCTTGTATTGACGATTTTGCAATCTGGGCCTCCTTCTTCTTGATCTCCCTGCAGAACTCCTCGGCCTTCTCGATGGTGAACTCCACAGCTTTCAGATGAGCGTGTCCCGATTTGTCAGGATACAGGTTGGCCTTTACCATCCCTGAGTATCCATGCCACAGCTCCGGCAGTGGGATCCGGCGAATGATCCGGTCCCACAGCCGGGTGAGCTTTCCTTTGCGCCCCTCCTCATAGGCCTCCATGAAGTCGTCTGCAACGAACGCATCCACTGGCAGCATGAGCACCTCAGCCTTCATCAGAGCAAAATACTCCTGAAGTTCAGAATCCGTCATCCTGATACGGATTCTCTTGTAGTGATTGCCGCTCCACTCCAGGAACGTCAGATACGCGTTCAGCGATGTCGTGTACTGCTCGATCTTCTTCTGCAGCTCCTTGTTCACTCCCTGCCTCCATCACCCACTTCAGAGGATTCACCAGCTGTCCGTCCACCCGCAATTCGAAATGCAGGTGCTGACGGCCAGTGGTCTTTCCCGTGTTGCCTTGCCTCGCGATCAGTTGCCCTTGAGTCACTCGTTGCTTCTCATGCACGAAAGTCTCCGACAAATGCCCATACAGCGCCTCTGACCCGTCATCATGCCTGATCCTGAGCATTCCTCCGTAGACCCTGTGGCCCGTTCCCCAAGGAACCCAGTGCTCCACCACCTCTCCGTCCGCCACTGACAGGATTCTCGCCTTCCATTTACCAAATAAATCCACCCCGAGATGCTGCGCTGGCCTACCGGTAAATGGGCTCTCCCGCTCGCCAAACGGAGAAGTCGGCATCACGAAGTCATCCGGATGAACCGGGAACAGGTAGCTCCCGATCTCCGCTCCTCCGACGTACTGCTGCGCCCTCACCCATTCCTCCAGTTCGGCGATCCTGTCTTGTCTTTGAGCCAACTGTCCCTGCAGCTCCTTGACTTGCAGGTTTGATGCTGTCCAGAAATCAAGAACCTTGAGGAACAGTGCCCCCAAGAGCACCCACGCAATCAGCTTTCTCGACATCCACATCGACACCTCCTCAGGTCTGCCTGTATTGGCTATATACCTCCATCGCCCTGACGTAAGCGATCAATATGGCGTCTACCTCATCATCCGTGAGGTCTTTTTGCTTGACAAACTGCTTCGTGAGGTCCTCGGCCTGCAGCCGCATCACCCGCTCGCGAGCTTCCTTCCCGCGAGCCGCCCGCCCGATTACCGTAGCCTGCCACGTGGCCGGATTCATCCAAACCACCTTGGTGAACCTCTCGTACCGCAGCGCTCCCTCAAGATTGGCGGCAGACCGGATCAATTCCTTGGCCGTCTTGAAGTTGCGGTACAGATAGGGGTCTTCAATCACCGTCTCATCCGCCCCATTCGCTATGCGTACCATTCTCTCGAACTCCGCGTCTCCGTAGTCCACCACCCGCAAGAGTGGTGAACCCTTGAACTGCAGCTCTATCAGCGCCCAGCCGTAAGGACGGCTTGCATGAGGATCCACCCCAACGATCTTCATAATCCCGCCTTCTTGCGAGCCCGCTCCCACAGAGCCTTAGGGTACATATCGGTCACGTCCTCTCCCCTCAGAAGCCTCTGCTCACATTCTACATGATGGAAACCGCAGAGCGCAAGTATGACGTCAGAATCATCGATGAACTCAGGCCATACCGACTTTTTCAGCATGTGATGAAAGGCCCCCACCGGACGGTCACACCAAGGATGCTCGCACATTCCACCGCAACGCTCCAGAACCTCATCGCGAGTGCGTTTTGCTATTCTGCCCAAACTCCAGCCTCAGATAGACCTGTTCATAGGCCATGTTCATGCCACTACCCATCACCCGATGCGAGCACATGTGCAGGAAGCCAACCTCCACAGGCCCCCATCTCAGGCCTGCCCAGAACGAATACTCCATCCGATGAGGATAGAACCCTCCGATTCTGTAGTCCTCGATGAACTGATAGGACCGCATGGAGCCGCCGATGAAGGCATGGGCGAATAACGTGGCCTCTACCTCCATCAACGCGTAAGTCTCCGGGTGCGTTGCAAACAGCTGGTACTCCGGAACAGCGGTGTTGATCGGCATCCAGCCAGCCTCCAAAGCGAACCACAGAGCCAACCAGCTCATATCAGCCCCCAGCACAGCCGAGCGTAGCTGCAGTAGCGACACTGCCAGTCTCCGTCCCGGTCCGCGATCTTACCATCTGAAGTGATCTTAGGCTTATAATCCGGAGCAGGAGGAGCCTTAGACTTCAAACTCTTCTCCACGCTCTTGAGCCCCTCTAAGATGTGCTTCCACCGATAGGAGCAGGTCCCTCCGGTGTCCGAGTTCAGGAAGTGCACCCTCACCTCCTCGTCCTGCTTGTACAAGTAGAACCCGTACAGGAACCCGGAATCCTTGGCGATGTAGATAAGGTAGATGCCCTCCAGCTTCTCTACTGGATTCTCCAGGTAGCACAGGCACTGGAAGATGTGCTCCTCCTTCATCTCTCCCTTCTGGATCGAGCGAATGCCCTGCCCATAGCTGGACTTCCACTCCACTCCATACTTCTTCCCCTCCTGCTGGAAGATGGTGTCGATCCTCCCGGATATCGGCAGCTTCAATCCTGGAATCTCAAACCGTACCGGAACCTCCCGCCTTACGACCTGCGAATCAAGGACCGCCACCTCCGATCCCTCCGGAGCAGTATACTCCCCAAGAAACTCCAGCAACTCCTCCTCCAGGACAGCCGAGTACATGTCGTGGAACTGGTCTCCCATGTCCATCTTGGCAAAGGCCACCGCATCAGGCGGATCCGACTGCACCTCTCCCTTCAGCTGATACCACAGCTGCCTACGACACTTGCCCATGTGCTTCCCATCGACGATGGCCGGGACGCCGGATGGATAATGCGATTGCGACCGCTCTCGCTCAGTCCTCGGCTTCTCCCAATGGCCGTACAGCACCTTCACCAGATTCAGCATACCAACCTCCTCGCGATCTCAGCATGACTCTCTCCAGTCCAAACTCTTCCTCTACGAACCTCATCATCTCATCAGTCATCTCAATTCTGGCGATCCCGATCCGGTCGACGAACACGTTGGGCTCCCCCACCAGCGACGGAAAGAAGCTCAGGAACTCGTTGCCGTCCAAGACCTGGATCCACAACTCCCCAAGCTCTTCTGGCAAGGCGAACCTCTGCAGGACCTTGCGCGAGTCGATCAGGAATAGGCCGACCGTCCCGACTCGGATCACTTCATGCAACGGCTCCCATAGGTTCGGAAACACCGTGACGTTCATTAATCCGTCACGGTTCTCTACTGACAAGAACGCCATCGGATCCCCGCGTTTGGTCGTGATCTTATGTATGTCAATGACCTCTGCCAGCTGCTCGCAAGACTTCCACCACCAGACCTTTTCGATCAGCCTCTCTTCAATCGAATACCCAAGTGCTTCCCGCATCTTCTCAGAGGTGGTCTGCATGCCGAACTTCAGGAGCGCCCCAGCGTCCTGCAAGCTCTGTATGGCCCGAACGTTAACCTTCGTCCGTTCCTTGAGGTCCAGATCCTCGCCCATCAAAGTCCTCGTCCCGAATGGTCCGTTCTTCTCCCTATCCTTAAGGATCTTCTCAAGGGTCTTTTCCCCTATCTGCCGGATGCCCCGCAGCCCGACCACGAGGTCTCCCTCAGTCACGGCAAAATCGGCCTGCGACAGGTTGATGTCCGGTGGTCTGATCGTTATCTCACGCTGCCGAAGCTCCGACATCAACACTCTCCTCCGCCCAGCGCTTTCAGCCTTGTTTAGAAGCTCGCAGAAGAACTCTGCTGCATGGTGACAAGCGAGGTATGCGGTCCACCAGGAGATTAGCGTATAGGCCACGGCATGAGCCTTGTTCCAGGTATAGCGAGCGAACTTCTCCACCATCTCCCATAGGTGCAGAGCCTCCTCCGGCGTCATGGCGGAGAATCCCATGCATCCCTCGATGAACTGGTTCCGGATCACCACAAACGACTCTTTCTCCTTCTTGCCGATGGCCTTGCGCAGGATGTCCGCTTCCGCGAGCGAGAACCCGGCAAGATCTCGAGCCATCGACATGATGTCTTCCTGGTACAGCGGCAGCCCGTAGTGCTCCATCTTCAGCTTAGGATGGATCTGCGTTATGGGTTGCCTGCCGTGCCGCCGTTCGATGTAAGCAGTCGTCAGTCCGCTCTCCAAAGGACCCGGCCTATACAGCGTGTTCAGGTCCATCAGGTGCTCGAATCCCGTAGGCTCCAACCTCCGGATGACGTTCCGGTACCCGTCCGACTCCCACTGGAACACCCCAGTCGTGCGGCACTCTCTTATCATCCGCATCGTGGGCTCGTCCTCAGGCGGAATGTCGTCCACCTTCAGCCCGATGGCCCTGCACACCCGATCCACGACCTCCAGGTTCGTCACCCCAAGGATGTCGAACTTCACGTACTTCAGATCCTCCAGTGAGTACATGTCCCAAGAAGTGGAGCGCTTGCCCTGGTTTATCCCGCTCCTGGACTCCTTGATCGGCAGCCTGCCGTCCGAGAGCACTATTCCTGCGGGATGGATCGACTCGTTCCGCTTTAGGCCTTCCAGCCGCAGCAGCACCTCGATGAACCGCCTGTTCCCCTCGTACTCCACCTGCTTGCAGAACCCCTTGGAGTTCTTTAGGAGTTCGGCTATCGTAGGAATCGGAGCAGCTTCCGGGACATATCTGTCCAGGGACGTCTGCACTCCCATCGCCTTAGCTGCGGTTTTAATCACCTCGCGGGTGCCGAGAGTCCCATAAGTCCCAACCTGCAGGACGTTCCCGTATTTGCTCATGAACCGGATGGCCTCAGCCCTGTCATCCGGCATGAAGTCCAGATCGATGTCCGGAGGGGTGATCCGGTCCGGGTTGAGGAACCGCTCAAAGAACAGCTTCCACTTCAACGGGTCTATCTTGGTGATCCCATACAGGTAGGCTACCAGACTCCCCGACACCGAGCCCCGGCCCCAGCCTCGGAACCTTCCCAGCGAGTCGATGTGCGCGCACAGTTCTGCAATGATCTTGAAATACGGCAGGAACCCATTCTTGGAGATCACCTCCAGTTCGTACCACAGCCGGTCCTTGTACTCCTGGAGGTCGTACAGCCCGAGGGCGTCCAACCTCCGGAACAGTAGCTCCTGCTCCTCATCCTCATCCAGGTCCACTTGCGGCATGGCCCACTCTGAGTTGCCGATCTCGTACTCCTCGACCATCTCTGCAATCCAGTCGGTCTTGCTCACCGTCAGCGCAGGGAGCACTTGCAGCATCTCTTCCTCAGACTTTAGGTAATAGCCCCCGCCCCTGTACTTGGTCGACGGGTCTGTGATCGGTTTGTTGTACTTCACTCCAAGAGCCACCTGATGGACGGGCTCATCGATCCTTTCCACGTAGTGCACGTCTCCCGTGGCCACGCACCGCCGAGGGTCCAACGTCAGCAGCGCCTTGTTGATCAGCTTCTGCTCCGGCACTCCCGTGTCCATGACCTCCAAGAAGTAGTAGTCCCCGAACGTCTGAACGCACCATCGATGAAACTCCACGTCCAGTGTCCCAGCTACTATCGACTGCGGAAGCCTGCCCTCCAGGCACCCCGACAGCACGATCAACCCCTGCCGGTGCTCCGCAAGATGAGAGGCCCTCATCCTCGGCTTCCTGTAGAAAAAGTCGGCTGCGAGGTTGTTAAGCGCGACAAGGTTTTGGAATCCGGACGCATCTTGACATAGGAGGGTAAGATGGTGGTAGTCCTTGTCACCGGCCTCAACATAGGCCTCGCAGCCGAGTATTGGCTTCACTCTTTGGGCTCGGCACTCCTTCCAGAACTCCACCACGCCTCCCAGCGTACCGTGGTCAGTTATAGCTAAGGAGTGCTGACCCAAAGACTTTGCCTTCGCGACAAGCTCCGGGATCCGGCAGATCGCATCCAGGAGCGAATACTCCGTATGGACGTGAAGGTGCGTCACAGGTAGATCCTCCGCATCATGCGACGTTTACCCCCTCCACTCCGCGTTCCTCCCGGTCCCGAGTGCGCTTGTCCAGCCACATCAAGGCCTCGTCCAGCTTGGTGATGGCGATGGCATTCTCTCGGCAGGAGAACTCGGTAGTCTGGTAAAACTCGATCCGCTGCTTGGCCGCAGCGATCACGGTTTCCACGAAGGCCCCGTTCGGCTTCTTACGGTCGGCCCCCCGTCCGAGAGGCCCCTTCTGCCATTCGATGGACAGCCCCGTTCCTCTGACGAATCCACCCTCCGGATGTCCAATCCCGTTCTTGTCGTTCCCCAGAACACAGTCTTTGATCCCGTTCATGCAACAGCTCCTTTCTTGTGATGCTCGACCCGATATCGTTTCCACTTGCGGGCGCATACCCGGCACAGCGGAACCTTCCACGAGAACCTCCAAACTGCCATCTTCCATACGGCAGGCCGCTTGCCGCATTCCGAACACATCACCCTACGTCTTGCTGCACTCTTTTGTAGATCCTTCTTAGGGCTGACGACTCTTTGAAGCTCAGGTCCCACCCCATCAACAACTTGTGCTTCAGGCTCAGCAGCAGCGACACCTCCCACCCGGCTATCACCGACTGCTTGCTGAACCTCTCCACGAACTGGTATTGCCGGTACCAAGCGTCCCGAGTCGCCTGCTTCACCGGATGCGGCTTCAGCATCCTTCACCCCCAGCCATGAGCGGATGGCCTTCCAGATGATCTTGAGTACGCTTCGTTTCCCCACGCCCACTCCCGTAAACTCGACTTCCTCGATTATCCGCTTCCCGTCTTCCATGCGGCTCTTTTTTATCACGCCTTCGACGTAGGCCTTCATGATCCCGTGCTCCCGAATCCAGACCTTCCCCTGTCTGAGGGCAGTACGCGACCCCAGTGAAATCTCACCGGCAGGAGCAGGTGAGGCACGATCTGGCAGATCCGAGTCCAGGGCTGCAGCGCCACTTCTCCAGGACCTGGGTTGAACACGATAGCGAACATCTCGCCTCGATAACCATGATCAATCACGGCGTCCAGCACCTCCAAGCCCATGTTCCGGAAGGTAGAGGACCTCGCCTTGATCTCAAACCACACCGGAGCTTTCGGCGAGATGGCGATGCCGCTCGGGACTTCCGTCACTCCTCCAGGACGGCAAAGCGTCCAGCGGCTTACGTATAGGTCGTATCCGGCGTCGTCCTCATGACTATGGTGGGGGAACTTGACCGGGAAGTATGCAGGACCATCGGGTTGATGGTAGTCGATCGGAGTAACTATGATGTCCCGTCTGTAGCCCAGCGCCCACTCAACTAATCGGCCTAAGATACTTCGTAGCACGGACCACCTCCTCGATTTTGAATGCAGCGTCATCCTTGATTCCCTCCATCCGGATCAGGATGAACCGTCCGCCATAGGACATCAACGAAAGATCCTTCCATAGCCTCTCAGAAGCCAGGGTCCGGGACTTTACCACCTCCAGCACGTCTCCGTCGCGCTTTCGACCCTGCATCCGCGAGAACTGCATCACCGGATTGACGTAGAAGAAGAACACCAAAAGGTTCCATCCTTCCTCTATGCCCAGCAGGTACTCCATCTGCTCCACGGATCTTGGAAACCCGTCCAACACCACGTCTCCCAGGCTTACCACCCGAGCCACTTCGCGCCGGATCGCATCCTCCAGATCCTCGGCCCGGTCAGACCGCTTGATCGACTCGCGATCTCGGTCTGAGATCCCGTGCAGCCTCGCCACCTCGCCCGTGGACAGATATCCGAAGTTGAACTCGCGGGCCACTTCCAGAGCGAAAGTAGTCTTTCCCGACAGCGGGTTTCCGATCATGCAGATGATCATCACACCTCCCGAATCCTGAGCGTCTGCCGATCGAACATGGCGTCCACCAACACCTGATCCACGTTGTAGCGGTGCTTGTCGACGTAGAATAGGAAGTTGGACCCGTCTCCCTTCACCTCAGTGATGCTCTTCCGCTTTATGGTGATGGCTACGTCCACGTCCGCGAGCATTCCATAACTCCCGGATTGGTCGGAAGCTTCCGGAACGTTGGAAGCCAGAGCCGCCCTCCGGAGCTGCGACACGGCTACCACCGTCACCCCCATCGGACACACGTGCGTCTTCAGCTCCTTGGTGATGTCCATCAATTGCTCCCAGCGGTCCTTCCGGTTTCCGACCTGGATCAGCTGCAGATAGTCCAACACCACCACCCGAGCCTTCTTGCGCAGGACCATCGACTTGATGATGGCTATGATCTTCGACAGCTCATAGGCCTTCCAGACTATGTGCAGCCGGTCCGTCAGGAAGACCTTTGACTCCTTCACCAGCTGGTCGTACTCCGTCTGCTGCAGGCTTCCGGTGGTAATCTTGGTCGAGGAGATACCGGTCCGGATGGCCAGCTGCCGCTCCATAAGCTCCGAGGGGGACATCTCCAGGGAGACGAACAGCACCTGCTCTCCATGCACGAACACCAAATCGTCTACCCAGTTGCAGACCACCGTGGTCTTCCCATGTCCGGTGTTCCCCGACAGCAGGATGAACTTCCCTGGGACGAACCCAAGTAGCACCCGGTTTAGCGTCGGGAACCCCACTCCGAGCGGGATTCCCGTCACGGAGGGATTGAGCACCTTGTGAGCTACGTCCCGCATCACTCCCTTCATGACCTCGGCTCCCGAGTGCACGTGCTCTGAGGAATCGGTCACCTGATACAGCTTCTCTACCAACGCCCCGGTAGCGGTCTCCGGATCCTCATTCAGGAAGCTCGACCGGGAGCGGTCGATCGCCTCCAGTAGCAGCTTCCGCTGCCTCACCTCAAACACCCGGTCAACGTAGCGTCGATAGTTGACGAGATCCGGCTCCACGAAGGCCCGCGTATGAGTTCTTCCGTCCAGGATCTCCGCGAACGCCCTCTGCAGGGCTCCGTGGAAGTGGTCGGGCTTCAGCACCGAAGCAGTCTCAGCCCTCACTTGTTCAGACAGCGCCATGTTGGACAGGACCATCTGCTCGGCCTCAAGGTCCGGCTTCACGTCCGACACCAGAAGCTCCACGTCTTGCGGGTCCAGATACTCTCGCAAGGCCTTGGCATTGATCGCCTTCTCGGAGGGGTCCAGATGCGTCAGGAAGGAAGCCACGTCCCGTAGCAGCCTTTCCCTTCCGGGAGGTGAGGGCACCGGTCCCGAAGCCTTTACGTACCACTCCAGAAGCGACATCCGCTGCCATTCCCTGTACCTGCCGTCCGCGAGCCAATCATCAGGGTCTCCCTCAGGCAGAGCCACCACTTCAAGGCTAAGGCCCCGTGGGTATCCAGAAATGAATAAGCGGCGCAGAAGATCTCGGCCCCCGACATCTCCGTCCGGAACAAGCACCACCCGAGAGATGTTGCGCTCACACAGCTCCTCCCAGTAGACCGGATGAAAGGTCGTTCCCCCGAGGGCCAAGGCCTTCATTCCCACGGTGTCGGCCATCAGCACGTCGTTCATCCCCTCGAATAGGAACACCTCGTCCACTTTAGGCAGCTGCGCGAGCCCCCAGAGAGACTGCCTATGCGCGGGGCTCTTGTGATCCAGGTAGATTTTGGAGTCCACTCCCCGGACCTTTATTCTGAACACGCCCTCCGCGTCCTCAAAAGGATAGACGATCGCCCGAGAGAGCATCGACATCCCGGCTTCTTCAGCTTCCTTCGCTCCGACCCCCAGGATCGCGAGCGTCTTGTCGATGTCCTCCATGTAGCCGATCCTATAGCGCTTCAGGGTCTCCCGAGAGATCCCCCTCTCAAGCAGGAACGGGATCTCGTCTGTCTCCACCGCAGCCACGAACTCCGATAACAGCCGCCTCTCCAGCGGAGGCTCCGGCTCCGGCTCTCCACATATCCTCCTCCAGCGCTTGCGGGCCTCCTCCTTGCTTATCCCACGCAGAGCCGCCAGAAACTCGACCGGCCCTCCGCCCCTCTTGCAAGAGAAGCAATACCAGACCTCGCCGTCTTCCTTCGGCGTGATCGAGAATGACGGATTGCTGTCAGAATGGAACGGGCAGGAGCCCCAAAGCTCCAAACCCCGTCGCTCCAGCTGCACCCCGCTCGATCTGACTAGTTCGCTAAGGCTTGGTCCCATAGTTCTTTATCTCCACGAGGTCTGCAGCCGTCCTCAGCTGCTCACGGGTCAGTGCTCTTTCCGCCGCCGTCTTCCACACCTTCCACACGTACTTGACGATCGGCTTGCTGCGAGGCAGCACCATCCTCATCAGGTCGAAGTTGGTGGCCATCTCATTGATCATCCCCATCTGATGGACGTCAAACGGCTCCACGGCTTGCATCAGGTAGTCATACGCCTGCCAGAACGCCTCGTCGAACCGGACCGGCAGCTCCTCGTCCTGAATGGCCGGAGTCACTGGCAAGTAGTTTCCGGTCAGCAGAGACTCGAACCACTCCCAGTCATGCTCTCCGTCTGGGTCCTTCGACTCTGCCAAGCTGCTTATCTGCTCAAGCGAATGCAGGCACAGCACCTGCTCCATGCTCCGATACCAGCGCTCATCGAAGTCGAAGTAGTCTTTGATCAACTGCTCACACTGTCTTGAATGTCTCATTCCCGCCACTCCACGGCTATCGGCGGCTCCGGCAACATCTTGCGAGCCACGGACCTTAAGATGTTCGTCACGATCTCCCGATACGGGACCTTGTACTTGTCCGGCAGATCACCCCGCCGCTCGATCTCAGAAATGAAGAGCATCACCACTCCGGCCAGCTGCTCCGAATCGAGCATGGCCTGCTGGTGCACGTCCGAATACTGCCTCTGGAACCACACCGGCTGCAGTCCGTAATGCACCGCAAGGTGATTGTACAGCATCTTCATCGCATTGAAGATGTGCCGGGTCTCCATCTCCTCCAGCCGCAGCACCAAGCCGCTCTTGCACCGCCAGCGGAAGTCCAACACCTCAGTCATAGTACAGCCTTTCCCCGCAGTTCGGGCAGAACCGATAGTGCTTCCTCGGCTCCTCCGCCAGAGTGATCGCAGGGGTCCTCTTAGGAACCTTGACCTCATTCCTGTCCAGCCACAACGCCAGCGCCATCCGCAACATCGCTGTCTGCTCAACTCCAAGCCCCCGAGCTTGATCCCTGAGAGCTATCATGATCCCAGGCTCTACGACGGCTCCCCACTTGCGGTTGTTCTTGTTTTTATGCAGCTTCGGGAACATGGAGGCATTCAGCCCTCCGCTGCTGAACAGATAGGACAGAGCATCTCTCGCAACCTCAAGGTTCGGTTTGCGCAAAGCCGCCCCACACTCCCTCAGTCTGCGATCGATGGCAGCAGGCAGCGTGGTCTGCACCGTTCTCTTGTCATATTGCCCTTCTGTCTTGCTCATACTGGTCCCTCCGCCAGAAGCGTTATCTTACGAGACAGTCCTTCGTATTGCAGCTTCAGAGTCTTGAGCACCTGTTCCAGCAGGTCCCGCTTGTCCCGGAACCGATCCAGCTGCATCTTGTCTCCAAGTTCCATGGCCACCCTCACCTTGTTGATCATGAAGGTGAAAAGCTCAGCCACCGTCGCGTACACCGCTGGGTAGTAACCCAATAAGAACGCGAACTTGTCACGGTTCATGCTCAAGTAGTCTACGTGGACATTCACCAGCCCGAAGGCCCAGCGGTGCAGGTCCAGGAACTCCACCTCAGACACGTTGTCTATCGTAATCTCGTCACCCGTCATAGTGTTCTCCGTCATCCATGGATCCACCAGTCATCATCGTCAAGAGGCCCATTCCAGACAGGCAGATCCACCACGGATTCAGGAACATCCCCAGCACGAACCCTACCATGGACATCCCCAAGCCGGAAAACATCACTATCCCGCACACCGTCTTACGCCTGCTCTCTTTCTGTTCTGCGATGCGCAGGTAGATCTCCTCCAGCACTTCCGGGTCCGCTCCAGGGAACTCCCGATCCAGCTGCTTGATGATCCGCTGCAGTTCTCTGGTCAATGACTCATCTCCTCCGGAAGCTCGGCCCGCTCCACCATCTCTATCCCCAGCCGCCCCATCAGGTCGAGGATCTGCGGCCTCTGGGCGAGCATCGAATGGTGCATGATCAGGGTCCAGATCTCTTTCTCGATCCTCGCCAGAACCGTGTTCCCGCTGCGCCGCTCCTCCTGCAGGTACAACTTCGCTTCCAGCTTATCAGCGAGGTCCACCGCCTCCTGGATGCCCGACTCCATGCCAACCATCGGATCCATCAGACCAAGCTCCTTGAAGGCCTCCTTGTCCAGGTCCTCGGCCACCTTCCCGAGCTTACGCTTGACCAGGAACGGCACGTCTCCGGTCACCGCCTCCGAAGCGTCATGCAGCAGCGCCAGCCCCACTCCAAGCATCCGGGCCTCGGTACCCCAACCCATGGCCTCCATGATCGCGATCGTCAGCATCGCCGTGAAGTAGCTATGCTCGGCCACTGACTGATAGTGGTTGCAGTGATGGAAGTTGAACCGCCTGACGTGCTGCAGGTTACGGAGCTTCTTGTAGTCCATGGCTACTACATCCCCGGATACCGAGCGCAAGAATGAATCCACAGCCGGATCAACCTTGACCACAATAGCCGTAGGATCCCTTTGAACGGGAAGGCCACTTTCCACTTTCCATTCCCGATGCAGTCCCATACCCCGAACCAACAAACCGCCCTTCTCACACGATTGGGCAGGCTTCTGTCCGCATAACCATTGGTGATCACTTCTTGATCTCCTGCAGGGCCTCCAGGTATGTCTCGATGTCCTCCCGGATCGTCTTCTTCGTATCCTCCGCCCCCGCCCCGATCTTCTTGTTCTTGAAGTAGAAGAAGCTGGAGCGCTTGGTGACCAGCCCCTCCAGCTGCAGCATCTGTAGAAGCTCCCCGGCCCGGTCGATCCCTCGACCGAACACCAGCGGAATCTCCACCTGACGGAACGGCATCCCGACTTTGTTCTTGGTGATCTTCGCCTTGATGTTCCGTCCCGAGGCCTCGTCGAACTTCTCCCCGCCCCTGACCTCGATGGACAGGCTCGCATAGAACCGCAGCGCTCTGCCTCCAGTGGTCACCTCGGAGGGTCCGAAGAACACCCCGATCTTGGACCTGACCTGATTGATGAAGATGACCACGGCCTTCGCCTCGTAGATTACCCCAGTGAGCTTCCGCATGGCCTGCCCCATCATCCGGGCCTGCAGACCCATGAAAGCCTCGCCAGTGGCCCCTTCGAATTCGGCCTTCGGGACCATGGCAGCCACAGAGTCTATCACGATCATCTGCACTCCCTCGCGGGCGAGCATCTGGATCAGGTCGATGCATTCCTCCCCGGTGTCAGGAGTGAAGTGCAACCAGTCCTTATTTCGTTCGCCCTGGATCCCCAGCGATCTTGCATAGTGCTCGTCCAAGGCCCTCTCCATGTCGATCAAGGCCACCGACATCGAAAGCGCCTGCGCCTGGACCATCGCAGTCAGCCCCAGGGTGGTCTTCCCCGCTCCTTCGGGTCCGTACACCTCCACGACCCGGCCACCGGGATAGCCGCCAACCCCGATCGCCCGGTCAAGGAGGAGTGAGCCGGTGCTCACCACGTACGGCACCGGCTCCCTCTCTTCGAATCCGAACTGCTCACACGCCTTTTGGTACAGCTCAGATACGTTCACTTCTTCACCGTCGCGAGGAACTCTTTAGCCTTGGCCTGTGCTATGCCCGAGGCGTGAGTGACCAGGAACTCGATGTACGCCTGCTCACCCATATCGAACAGTTGCCTGAGCGTCAGACCCTTGTGCGACCCGAACGGCAGAGTGAACTCCCCCGCTGGGCTTCCTGCGGGAGCGGCTTCTTTCCCGCGAGGCGGCAGGCTCTCCCCAGGTATGTCGTCCTTGAAGTCATCCTTCGGAGGGAAGCTGACGTCACCCTTGCCTGGATCATACTTCTTCCATTGGATGTCGCAGGGCTTCACCAGTGACTGCATCTCCACCGGCAGCGGCTCGTCAGTCACCCCGGAGTACACGACCTTGTACTTGGTGTTGAAGCCGGTCCCGGTCCTGTACACGTCGAACAGAACCCCCTTTCCATGGGACGCCGGGTCCTTCATGGCCTTCTCCAGGTAGATCTTGACTTCGTTGAAGAAGTCCTCGGCCTGCTTGACGTACAGCACCATCTTGTGCTCGTAGCTCCAGGCAGGCATGACGTAGCGCTTGCGCACCGGATATGGGAGCAGCTTATTCTCCGTCACGCCCTTGGCCCTAAGCTCCCCGTTCGCAGCGCACAGCGGACAGATGTTCATCCCCATGCAGGTCTGGACCGAGAACAGCCTCTTGCCCGGTACGCTGGGAATCGTGTGCTCCCAAAAGCTGATCGGCATGATCCAGTGCTCTCGGGCATACTTAGTCACCAAGAAGTCCAAGGCCTCTTCCTTGGTGACCTTCTGCGAGGCCATCACATCCTCGACCGTGATCGCCTCCATCAGGAACCGTACGGTGGTCGGATCGGTACCGAAGATCAGCAGGTTGATGTTTCCTTCTTCGGCCCATCCGCGTTTGACCCCCTGGGTCCCATCGGTATAGCCTTCCCAAGCCATAACTCCTCCTCACATGACGATATAGGCTTCAGCCTCTTTGCCAGTCGAGATCCAACGGACTCGCTTCTGCAGCCTTGCCTCAACGTCAGTCACGAACTGTTTTGACTTTGTGCTCAGGTTTATCCACTCATGCGCACCATAGTCTCCGAAGTCCACGTAGTCCAGGAACGTCAGCGCCAGATGGCTTGGCCGGTTCACCCTCATGGCGTGGTCCAGATCCCGGAACGAGATCTCGAAGATCCTGCGCTGCCGGTTGGTCACCGTGGTTCGTTCCGGAATGAGATGAGGATTCCCCGATCTGCGGGCCACCTCCTGCCAGGAAAGCTCCTCAGCCCCGGTGTGCCCGGAGTTGCCTCCGACTCGGATCGGATAGGTGCGCATCACCCCCCACACGTCGGCCACCTCCAGAGGTGAGATCCCGCACTCGGCGATCACCGCCGCAGCCGAACACTCCCGCGAGGTCACGTATGGGTAGTATGGAGAGGTATGCAGTCCCAGAAGCGTTCCCTGGCATCCCTCCACCAGCACCCGGTTCATGTGCGACATGTACTCGATGGTGTCCTTCACCCGAATCCCCCGATCACCGAACCACAGCCGCATCTGGCCTACGTTGGTGATTTGAGTCCTCCACATCTTGCGGATGAGGGAGCTTCCTGCGGCCTCCCCCGTGGACCCGATCTTGTCCTTGATCCCGGCATCGGCCTCAGCCTTGAAATCCTCCGGACGGATGATCCAAGCCCTCGGATCCACCACCAACCTCGGAGTCACGTCTATCGTGAGCATCTTGATCTCCT